TCCACTGTTACATTTACAATCACAATGCCAGCCAACACCGCTACGGCGGCTCTTATTAGGAGTTCAAATTGATTACCACAACCAAAGGTGATATGGACGAATCATTGCTTGAAAAGCGTGAAGGTTCATTGGATAATGACAACGAAACAACCACATGGGTGGAGTATTGGTTGGAGGGTGAGTTGGTGCATCGGTCAGCCCATGTCGCCCTAAAGCAAGCGCCCACCATTGCTGCTGAAGCAGCATCTCTTACATAAGGAAATATCATGGCAAATACACAAGCAATGTGCACATCGTTCATGGGGCAACTGCTCAATGGCGGGCATCAATTTGGAGCAATTACGCTTGTTTCGCGCACCAGTTTGACTTCGCCCACTGTTGATACGTTTAAAGCGGCTTTGTATTTAACTTCTGCTACGGTAAACGCAAGTACTACCGCATACAGTGCTTCTAATGAAGTGTCGGGTACAGGCTATACCGCTGGTGGCGTAACGATTACAGGTTCTCCTGCATGGAATGCTCCAACTGCAACTAATACTTCTATAACCGCCGGTACTGCGTTTACAACGCCTACGGCTTCGATTACGTACACAACCGTGACTTTGACAACTGCGTTTGACGCATTGTTAATTTATAACTCCACGCAAGGCAATACGGCTGTCAGTGTTCATACTTTCGGTTCTCAAACAATTACCGCTGGTACGTTTACATTGACTATGCCTGCTAATACCACTGCTGCTGCGTTGTTGCGTATTGCTACAACTTAAAAGTAGTGTATGGCCAACGCATGGGGTTCCGAAGCATGGGGCGATGGCAGATGGGGCACCAATGACTTTGATTTGGCGCTTACAGGGGTCAGTGCAACAGGTTTAAATGGTTTCCCTTGGGGTAGCGGTACTTGGGGTAGCGAGGTTTGGGGCGGTACTAATGTAGGGTTTGTTGAGGGATATGGTGGTGTAGGCGTTGATGCGGTTGGTGCGGTAGGTAGCGTCACTGTTGCTGAACGTTTTATTGCTATAACAGGTATTAGCGCTTCTGGTGAAGTTGGGTCTGTAGTAAATGCGGTTACTCAAGCGCTGACAGGCATTGGGGCAATTGGGGATGTAGGTACAGTTGTAGCTACAAACACTTTAGGAATAACAGGTAACACCGCGCGAGGTTTAGTTGGTGGGCCGATTGTGCCGTTGAACTCCAACCAAGCACTGGCTTTTGTTGGAACCGTAACCTACGGAGTAACGGTTGAGTTATCCGGCACAGGTTCAACAGGCGCTGTAGGAACAATGGGCACGCCTAGGACGTTCGGTTTGACGGGCAACGGGGCGACAGGCAGTGTTGGAAGTGTGGTGGCTGTTTACTGGCAATTAATAGATGACAAACAGTCAACAGTTTGGCAGAATATAAATACTTCGTAAGGAACGAACATGGCAGCAACGACGACTCTATTGGGCTTAGTCACCCCCACACAGGGTACGCTCTCAGGTACATGGGGCGATACAGTCAACTACGGTATTTCTGACTACCTTGATATTGCTATTGCAGGCACATTATCTTTTGCAGGTGATGGCGCTATTACTTTGGCAAACACTACGGGTAGCTCGTCAGGAAACGCAATAACTTCTACCACAGCCCAGTACATGGTGATTCGCATTACCGGCACACAAACTGTTACCAAAGTTATTACAGGCCCCAGCTACAGCAAGCTGTACATGGTGGATCACGCAGGCGCTACAAGCGCGGTGACGTTTAAAGCTTCCGGTCAAACAGGTGTAACTGTTGCTGTAGGCGAAAAGTGCTTTGTGTATTACAACGGCACTGATTACGTAAAAGTAGCCAGTAGCACGGGTACAGGTACAGTAACAAGCGCAAGCGTAGTGACGGCTAACGGCTTTGCAGGCACAGTTGCAACCGCAACGACAACACCTGCTATCACGCTTACAACATCCATTACAGGTGTTTTAAAAGGTAACGGCTCAGCAATTTCTGCCGCTACTGCGGGTACTGATTACGTAACGCCTACTGGTACAGAGACTTTAACCAACAAAACTATTGCTTACGGAAGTAACACACTTACTGATGTAGTAGGTGTTACAGCGACACAAACGCTGACAAACAAGACATTAACAAGCCCAGTACTAACAACTCCTCAGTTAGGAACACCATCACAAGGCGTATTAAGTTCTTGCACCGTTGATGGCACAAACAAAGTTGGTTATCTCAACGTCCCACAGTCAGGCTCTGCCAAGACAACAAGTTACACCCTTGCTGTAACTGATGTGGGTGAGTACATCTTGCTTGGTGCAAGCGGTGCGATTGTGATCCCTGATGCTACGTTCGCGGCTGGTGACGTTGTCACCATTTTTAACAACACCGCCAGCACAGCCACAATCACTTGCTCAATCACTACGGCGTACATTGCAGGCACATTTACTGACAAAGCCACGATGACCTTGGCGGCGGCAGGTGTAGCAACCGCGTTGTTTATCACCAGCACTCTCGTTGTCGTTTCAGGAAATGTGACCTAATATGAGTTCAACACAACAACTATTACTGGGCGAAGGCGCAGGCAGTTCTGCCCCTGTCTTTATTGAAGATGTGTACAGCACGTATCTTTACACAGGCAATGGCTCTACGCAGACCATTACCAATGGCATTGACTTGGCTACCAAAGGTGGATTGGTTTGGATAAAACAAAGACAGGCTGTTTACGTTCATCTTTTAACAGATTCTACAATGTCAAGGGGGCAAAGACTTGACTCATCAACTTCAGATGGAATAAGCAATAATGCTCCATATAATGTCACTTCTTTAAACTCAAACGGGTTTTCATTATTTGATGAAACAAGTGGGGTTTATGGTGTAAATGGATCCCCGGGAGGAGCAAATAGCGGGACAAACGCTCAATATGTATCATGGACATTCCGCAAGCAACCAAAGTTTTTTGATATTCAAACTTGGACAGGGAATGGTGCTGTTAGAAACATTGCCCATAATCTCGGTTCAGTCCCCGGTTGCATAATGGTAAAACGCACAAATACAAACAGAGATTGGGCTGTTTACCATAGAAGTTTAGCCAATACACAGTACATGGTTCTTAACAGTGCCGCCGGAGCAGCCACAGGTGCAAATAGATGGGACAGTACAACGCCAACATCTACTGTGTTTACTGTTGGAACTAATGCAGATGTAAATGACTCTAGTAGTACATACGTAGCCTACATCTTCGCCCATGACGCAGGAGGCTTTGGCTTACTTGGTACAGACAATGTTATTTCGTGTGGGTCGTTTAGTGGGTCTGTTGAAGTAAATTTGGGTTATGAAGCACAATGGATTTTATTTAAAGACTCCGCTGGCGGTGATTGGTATATGCAGGACATTATGCGCGGGATGGCTCAAACTCAAGGACTGGGACTTGTAGCAAATACTTCAGCAGCAGAATCAAATTTTGGCCCATTTATTATTCCAACAGCAACTGGATTTAAAAATGTGGGTGGCGGAAATTACATCTACATAGCCATCCGCCGTGGCCCAATGAAAACGCCTACTGATGCGACTACGGTGTTTAGCCCCAATTACCCTCCGGCAGCGCAGCTTAGTCCGTATACAGCTACGACAAATTTCCCAGTTGATTTATGTCTCAGTACAATAGCAGGTTCGGGCCCATACAACAGGACGGCAATAGACAGGCTGCGGGGCAACTCAGCGCCAACCCAAAGTGCTATTATTCAACCCAACCTTACAAATGCTGAGTCAGCGAGCGGTTTGGGTAATTACCAAAGTCTTGCAAGCAACACGGCGCTTATTGACAACGCATTTTGGTCTGGCTATAGCTTACGCCCAATATATTGGCTGTTCCGCCGCGCCCCCAGCTTCTTTGATGAGGTTTGCTATACGGGGACGGGCATCGATCCTACAACCTTTAGCCACAATTTAACAGTAATTCCAGAACTACTAATTATTAAACGCAGGTCTGGTATAAGTTCTTGGCCCGTATTTTACAATTTTGTAGGCAGCACTTTTGATAAATTGCAAGGTCTTGATCAAACTGGTGGAGCTTCTACAGGACAAAGTTATACTGGCGGTGCGGGACTTGGTGGCGCGCCAACAGCCACTACCTTTACTACAGACAACACATCCACGATAAATGGAAGTGGTAGTACGTTTGTCGCCTACCTATTTGCCACTTGCGCAGGTGTTTCTAAAGTAGGCTCGTACACAGGTAACGGCACAACGCAAACCATCAACTGTGGTTTTACAGGCGGTGCAAGGTTTGTACTCATCAAACGCACAGACGCAACTGGTGATTGGTACGTCTATGACACAGCCCGTGGTATGTCGGTATCAACAGACCCGTATTCGCTTTTAAACACAACAGGCGCTGAAGTCGCAACGGTTGGTTCTGTTACAACAGTAGCAACAGGCTTTGCGTTGAACTCCGCAGTTTTGGCAGACATCAACATAAGTGCTGGCACATACATCTTCTTGGCAATCGCATAAGGAAAAATCATGCAAATACGAATTCGCGCAACAGGTCAAGTGCTTCTTCAGCACGAGTGGGAAAAGTGGGTTGCCCAGACCTACGCCAAATCATTGAGTGGCATCACCGAAGAGGCGGTCAATCGCTTTGATTCAGACATTGTGCTGGAAGGCCCACAAGCTACTGGTGGTACGGTATACCAATACTCACAGCAAGACGGCGTAGAACAACTTGACGGCAAGTGGTACACAAAGTACATCCTTGGCCCTGTGTTCACGGGTGACACAGCGGCGGCAGATGAAGCCGCATACAAGGCAATGAAAGATGCGGAATGCGCAGCTAGTGTACGCAGACGGCGTACAGAAAAACTCAATGACTGCGACTGGACGCAGATTGCCGACAGCACCGCAGACAAAACTGCATGGGCTACATACCGCCAAGCACTGCGTGATGTGCCCTCTCAAGCTGGTTTCCCTTGGACAATCACTTGGCCTGACGCTCCCTAATCATGTGGGACTGGGCTGAAGCATTCATTGCGGCGGCCTGTATAGTGGCCTTCGTCATCTATGGCACGTACATCATTGCATGGAGTATGGTGTGATAAATGCGTTGGCTCATACTGTTACTGTTATTGGGGCTAGTGGGAGCCACAGCCAAGAACGGATGCCATGTGCGCGAGTTCTGGTCAATTGCTTGGACAATCCACAACCCCTCAGAACGCCATCAACAGATGTCAATGTGGCTGACAAACAATGTGCGGTTTTGCAGAAGCCAAGACTTAACAGTTATTTGGAACAATTTAGCAGAGTGGGCTGGAACGGCGGATTCAGCAGAACTCAGAACTAAAGTCATTCACGGATACAAAGATGCACTTGAGCGAGAGAAGAAATGACCAGAAAGCCGATACCCAGACCCAAGAAGCCCTCGCCGGACACAAGGGACAAGCTGACGCTGTACGTCACGCTGATGGTAAGCACCACCCTGTGCATCTCTGTTTTGGCTATGGTCGTCAGCTTTATGCTTGGCCTTTGGGCCAAAGAAGTGGACAACGCAGAAATCTTCAAGATGATTTCACCCGCTTTTTCTACACTTATCGGC